GGTTAAAAATACAACGGATGCTAGATGGCAATCACCAATCGGTGATGCTCCAGCATTGACAGCTGAACAACAAGCTCAAAATGACGCAGAGACGCATAGATGGGGCTATACTTGGAATGAAGCTGGACAGACTTGGGACTTAGCAGACTCTAAAGCATAATTGATCTAGATCAAATCTTTTTAATCATATTGACATTATAATATCATCCTTTATAAAAGGAATTGGTATGCAAAAGAAAGTACTAAGTGAAATAGATTTACATTATGGCACAATAGATATGCCTAAAGGTTTCGAAATTGATCGAGACAAACTTCAAAAAGATATTTTATCTTCACACATTAAAGATTCCACATTTCCTTATTCCAGAGATTGGGATAAATTAAATACTTATATGCGAGAGCATATAACTGTGGAACACGGTTTTACTTTAATTAATAAAGAAACGTGGGGAAATGTTTATAAGCCAAAAGAAATTTCCATTCCATTATTAAATATTGATCCAGTTGATTTAAGAAATTCTCCTGATTATACTTTTCTTTATGGAGTAAATGTTAAGGACTGTAGTGTTAGAATACACTATGATCAAAACAGAAGAGCAGGAAGAAGCTGGGACATACCATTAAAAGATAATGAGTTTATTATGTTTCCTTCTACGCAGATGTATTACATAACTAACAATCAAAAAGATTCATTAAACTTTATACAAACTATAACTTATGAATCTATCTAATTACTTTTGGTCTTTTAGTGGAGTATTAACTCCTAAATTTTGTGATGATGTTATTAAATATGCATTATCAAAAGAGGAAGTAATGGCTAGAACGGGTGGCTATGGTGATAAAAAATTAAACAAAGACGAGGTTAAAAATTTATATAAGAAAAGAAGATCTGATCTAGTTTGGTTAAATGATACTTGGATTTATAAAGAACTACACCCTTATGTTCATATGGCAAATAAAAATGCTGGGTGGAATTTTCAATGGGAAAGAAGTGAGTCCTGTCAATTTACTAAGTATAAATTAAATCAATATTATGATTGGCATACGGATCCTTGGGATAAACCCTATGATAGAAAAGATAAGAATGCACCTGATCACGGTAAAGTTAGAAAACTATCTCTGACTTGTCAATTAACAGATGGCTCAGAATATAGTGGTGGAGAATTAGAATTTGATTTTCGAAACTATGATCCCAATATGAGGGATGAAAGTAAACATATAAGACGAGTACCTGAAATATTACCTAAAGGCTCTATCGTAGTATTTCCTTCACACCTATGGCATAGAGTCAAACCGGTAACAAGAGGAACAAGATATTCACTTGTCATATGGCAGTTAGGGGATCCATTTAAATAATATGTATATAAATAATTATTTTGTAACACCTGTATGGAATGAAATGAAACCAGACTTTGTTAAATCTTTAAACAAAGCGAGTGATCCATATATTAAAGAAGCAAAAAAAATGCCTGAATCTAAAAAATGGCTTAAGGAACACGGTGACTTTGGAAGAGCGTGGCACTCAACACAATTAGTAACAGATACCGAGTTTATGGATTTTAGAAATTATGTGGGTCAAAAAGCTTGGGAATTTTTAGATCATTCGGGATTTGATATGACTAAGTATACTACTTTCTTTGAACAAATGTGGGTACAAGAATTTGCCAAAAAAGGTGGGGGACATCATTCAGCACACATTCATTGGAACACTCACGTGAATGGTTTTTATTTTTTAAAAGCGAGTGAGAAGACTGCGTTTCCAGTTTTTCACGACCCGCGAACGGGTGCAAGAACTACGACATTACATATGAAACCAAATCTTAAAGGTGTCTGGAAAGGTCACGAACAGGTTCATTTTAAACCTGAACCAGGTTTGCTTATATTTTTTCCAGGATATGTACAACACGAATTTTCTGTGGACCACGGCAAAGCTCCATTTAGATTTATTCATTTTAATATAACCGCCGTGTTAAAGGAGATGGCTAAAGATGTCGTTTAAAAAAAATAAATATACAGTTATAAAACAAGCAATATCAAAAGACCTAGCAGTTTTTATTGCAAACTATTTTAGGATGCAGAAACAGGTTTATGATACTTGTAAGGTGGCTCGATATTTTTCTCCCTTTGAAAACATCATAGGGAATTATGAAAATGATCAAGAGCAAATCCCAAACACATATTCTCAATATGGTAATATGGCTATGGAAACTTTAATTTTAAAAATCCAACCTGTTATGGAAAAAGCAACAGGATTAAAATTATATCCCGCATATACCTATGCCCGAATATATAAAAAGGGTGATATTCTTAAAAGACACAAAGACAGATTTAGCTGTGAAATATCTACGACTATGAATCTAGGAGGGGATGATTGGCCTTTATATTTGAGTCCAAACGAAAATGTAGGAATTCCAGATGGTAAAAAAATTACTACTGAAAGCAAAGCTAAAGGTATTAAAGTAGATTTAAAACCAGGAGATATGATGGTTTATAAAGGTATGGAGCTAGAACATTGGAGAGAAAAATTTAAAGGTAAAGAATGTATTCAGGTATTTTTACATTATAATAATCGCAAGACACCAGGAGCTAAAGAAAATATCTTTGATAAGAGACCTCATTTAGGACTTCCTTCTTGGTTTAAACGATGATATAATTCTTAGATGGAGGCAGGGATCCACCACATACCCCCTGCTTCCTTTTAAGGATTATATATGTTATTAGGAATAGACGCATTTGCAGCCCAGCCATTTTCAGCCACAGGTAATGAAGGAAATGTTACAATTGTTGCAACTAAAAATCAGTTAACAATTACGATTGGGCCTGTTGGTCAAGAAGTTACATCCGTCATTGAACAATCAGGAGCAGATGCTTTAGTATTGGGTACAGGAGCTGTTACTTTATCGACTACCGTTGATATAGATTCAGGCTTAAAAAACCCATTAGTTTTAGGTACGGGAACTGTTACTGTTTCTGGTAACGCCGTCGTAGATTCAGGTCTTGCAAACGCGTTGACTATTAGAAGTGGAACTGTTACAATAACAGGTAATGCGGTCGTAGATTCAGGTCTGGAGAACGCGTTAACATTGGCAACAAAAGAATCAGGAGTAATTACTTGGAATGAAATTATACCAGGAGCAACTATGGTTTGGACACCAATAGTTCCTTATTAAAATTATGGCATCAACTTATTCAACAGATTTATCATTAGAACTCGTTACAACCGGTGAAAAAGCTGGTTTATGGGGAACTATTCAAAATACTAATTTAAAATTATTACAAACAGCAGCATCCGGATATACAACAGTTACTTTAAGTTCTGGTACTACAACTTTAAGTTTGGCTGATGGGTCCGACAGTGCGAATGGAAAACATCTTTATCTAAAACTAACAGGCACCTTAAGTGGAAACTCAGCATTAGAAATGCCTGCGACAACTACTGGAGGAAATGCCAACAGAGTATTTTTTGTAGAAGATGCAACGGATAGAACAAGTTCTAATTATACAGTACAGATTTTTACAACAGGTCAAAGTGGTGGCACTTATGTTAATTTACCGACAGGCGCTAAAGCTTTAATTTATTCAGTGGGAGCAACGCCTGCGAGTTATATGTCTATTATGCAACCCGGTGTTAAAGAAATTGATTCAGCTACAGTTACTGCTTACACAGCGGTTTCAGGAGATGTAATTTTAATCAGAGCTGCAACAGCTTCAGTTACTGTTACTCTACCAGCTGCCCCAGCAATGGGTGATGAAGTTACCATAATGGATTCATCTATTACATCGGTTGGATTTGGAACTAATCAATGTGTAGTTAATCCTAATAGTTTAAAACTTCAAAGAGGCGCTGGTAACTACAATATGAATACCGACAATCAATGTATTACGTGGTACTACACCAACGCTACAATGGGTTGGCAGATTAAAACCAATAGTACATCATAGGAGTTAAGGATGCTTACGAAAATTAAGTTTGCTCCTGGCATTGACAAGCAAGACACTGCTGTTGGAGCTGAGGGTCGTTGGGTCGATTCAGACAACGTTAGATTTAGATATGGATTACCTGAAAAGGTAGGGGGATGGCAATCCTTATTAACCGATACAATGGTCGGTGCCGCAAGAAAGCAACACGCTTTTGTAGATAAAGATGGTAATAGATATATTGGAATTGGTACAGATAAGTTTTTACTTATTTATTTTGAAGGTCAGCTCTACGATATTACCCCTACAAAAACAAAAATTACAACTGTTGGTATGTCTAATGCCGACGCAACCCAAGAAGTTTCTTTAACTTTTTCAGCTGCTCATAATCTAGAAGCAGGCGATATAATTTATTTAGATAATGTAACCGTTCCTAGTGGTGTTGGGTTAACCGATGCTGCTTTTGAAGAAAAATTATTTCAAGTAACAAGATTAACAACTGACTTAATTGCAGTCATTACAGGAACAGAAACAACAACAGGAGTTGGAACTGGTGGTACTTGTGATGTTACTCCTTACCACAGAGTAGGACCTGTAGCTCAAAGTTATGGTTATGGTTTTGGTGTTACTCAATTTGGTGGAACCGTTCAGGGATCTGCTAGTTCAACTTTAAATGCAGGTATTGTCGCAGCGGATACTACTGTTACTTTAGTAGATTCTACAAATTTTACTGCTCCATCTGGAACAATTTTTATTGGAGATGATTATAGTTCTACAGGCGAGCTTGCAACATACGCAGGCAATACAGATGCAGCTCCTGGAGATTTAACTACGGTAGCCAGAAGCCAAAATGGAACAACAGCTCCCGCAAGCACAAGTTCGGGCGTAGAAGTTCAACAAGCGACAGATTGGAGTGGATGGGGAGAAGCAGCCGACGCTGCAACCGTTACACTCGAACCAGGCTTATGGGCGTTAAGTAATTTTGGAGACGTCTTAGTTGCAACGATTGCCAATGGAAAAACTTTTACTTGGGATTCTTCTATTGTGGCAAGACTAAGCACTCCGGCTAAACAAAGTACGGCTGGTTATCAAACTACAAATAATCCAACTGCTACTCGATTTACTTTAATTTCACCCACAACACGTCACTTAATTCATTTAGGAACAGAAATAACTGTGGGAAGTCCTACGACTCAGGATGATATGTTTATAAGATTTTCTGCCGATGAAGACATTAATGAATACACCGTTGAAGCAACTAACACGGCCGGTACTCAAAGACTTCAAGACGGAACTAAAATTATGGGAGCTGTGGTTGCTAAAGAGAATATTCTAGTGTGGACTGACAATGCTTTATATGCAATGAAATTTGTTGGTGCTCCATTTACTTTTGGCTTTGAACAAGTAGGTACTAACTGTGGATTGATTGGACAGAACGCAGCCATTGAAATTGATGGTGTTGCTTATTGGATGTCCAACAATGGATTCTTTTCTTTTGATGGTACTGTTAACTCTTTACCGTGCGCGGTTGAAGATTATGTCTTTGATGATTGTGATACAACTAAAGGTCAACAAGTCAACGCAGGAATTAATAATTTATTTACGGAAGTAATATGGTGGTATCCAACACAAGGTGCAACCTATAATGATCGTTATGTAGTTTTTAATTATGGAGAAACTAATAAAACTCCATTACCTATGGGGAATTGGTATACAGGAACTAATGTAAATTCTATTAGAACTACTTGGATTGATTCATTAGTATATCCAAAACCTTATGCAACCGCTTTCGACAGTACCGCTGTCGGAACTTATCCAGTCGTTATTGGTGAGCAGGGCTTAGGCAGAAGTGTTTTATTTGAACACGAAACGGGGACCGATCAAGTTAATCCAGATGGAAGTACAACCACTTTAACTTCCTTTATAGAATCATTTAGCTTTTCTTTACAACCTGATCAAAGTGAAGTATTCCTAGCTATGAGAAGATTCCTACCTAACTTCAGAGTCTTGAGTGGAAACAATCAAGTAACCATTGGAGTTTCAGATTACCCTGCTGATACTATGGCGGATACTACGTTAAGTCCTTTTACTATTACATCGACGACAGAGAAAATAGATACAAGAGCAAGAGGACGTTATGCAAATTTAAAAATAGAAAACATAGGGGTTAGCGAATCGTGGAGATTCGGAACTTTTCAAGTAGATATACAACCGGATGGTAGAAGGTAATGGCAAAGATAGTAGTAAGATTACCCGAACCTAAAAGAGAATATAGTGAAGACAACCAAAGACAAATTAACAGAGCGTTAACTACAATCATTGAACAGTTAAACTCTACATACTTAACACAACAAAAAGAAGACCAAGAACGATTTACTTGGTATGGATTAGGCTAATGGCAAATATATATAAGAATGCAAAATTAAGTTTAACCGTCTCAGGAGCTACAGTTTTATATACGGTGCCTTCTAATTCAAGAGCGATTGTTAAATCTATTTTACTAGCAGAAGATGCTAATTCTACAGCTACCGCTAAAGTAACGTTAGTCGATGCCGCGGCTGCTGTGTATGTGATTGATCAAGAAGTAAGTTTAAGTGCTAAAGCAAAAGAACAAGTTATAACCGAACCTTTGGTTATGGAAGAAAGTGAAATACTTAAAGTAGATGCTACCAGTGGTTCGCTCGATGTAATTGCATCAATATTAGAAATAAATAGGGAGGATAGATAATGCC